GGCGAACACAGCCACCGCGGCGCGTGGTGCCTGCTCGATAGCAGCGGCGAACCAGTCCACCAGCAGCCGCTCGGCGATGGCGATGTCCCAATCCGCGCCCGTTTCCTCGCCCCAGGCCAGCATGCCCAGGTGGTAATCGGTGATCGTGTACTGGTTGAGCAGATCCGCGATGCAGCCCGTGAGGGCGGGACGTGGCAACTCGCGGGGCAGCTCGTCAGCCATGCCAGCAAACGCGGCCTGGAGCATTTCGCGCTGGCGTTCGTGGTCGATGGACGACTTGACCCACTGCGCGGCAACGCTTCCGTCCTCGCGGTAGAGCGTGGACACGCCCTTGGCTAGGAAACCATCGGGAACAGGGTGCGTCATGTTGTGCTCGGGCGAATAGCCCTTGCGAACGATGCCGGCCCAGCGACGCTCAAAGGTTCGGCGGTTGATGCCTAGCGCTTCAGCGGCCCTCTTTTGGCTGCCATGCTCTTTGTGCGCAGCGATCAACTCGTCATCGGTGTATTTCATGCCGCTGCCGCCTGATCGTCGTCCACCGATTCCAGGCGTTCGCGCAGGATTTCGGCGGTATCCACAGGCTCAGGCGGGCTGACCAACGCCATAGCCTCGTCTAGCAGTAGCCGCGAGTGGTACAGGTACTGCATCGCCGTGCGTAGCTTGGCCTCTACTGGCGAGACCTCGTGAGTAGGCGATGGCTTGGAATCGGCTACCGCTGCTTTGCTGTAAGGCGGGAAACTGGCCTTCATCGAGTAGTCTCCAATTCATCTTCTCCAAGCCATTCGACGCGCCTGACCTTGTCGTCATCGAAGTAGGCAACTTGGTACTCGCGCCCGCCTACGGAAGCGCAAACCTGCTTGACGCGCCCGAAGCAGTCGGCATCAAGCAGCCTGACGCGCTCGCCGATGTCAAAACGGAAGGCGAGCACGTTTTGTCCAGCCAGTGAGCGTGTTTCTACCATGCCAACACCTCAGATTAGGTTTGCTGCGACCGGACGCCCGCCTCAGCGCTTATCCGGCTTATCCACCTAGGGGCGCGCAGCAAAGGGGGTTACTCGGACAGCGCCTTGCTCACCGCGTCGCTGACGATCTGGCGCTTGGTCTTGCCGCGCTTGAGGACCTTGTTCGCCTTGGCGTCGATCTGCGCCTTTTGAGCCGGCGTGATGTTGCCCTTGGCAACCTGCTGGCTGGCCCTGGCCTTGGCATTGGCTGCGTGGCTGGCATCCGGCACGGGGAACTTCCGCTCAGCCGGCAGCGCGAACGCACCGGTCGGCAGGTTCTTGCGCGTCTTGGTGGTCAGTACGGCCATGGCTCAGTCCTCCTGCTCCAACGCGAGCCGGACGGCATCGCGCACGGTCTTTGGCTTCGGATTGCCGCCGCCGCCATCCAGCGTGCGGCGCAACGGCTGCTCTTCCTTCTTCGGGGGTGCCACGCGGACGGACGAGGCGACCTCGCCCAGGGCGTCGTAAGCGGTCTGGAACAGGTCCGACCACGATTCCGGCTGCGCACTGTTGGCAAGGCGGTCAAAGAAACCCCGCTTGTTGAGGATGTCCAGCTTTGATTGGAAGTCCGGGTCGGCCTTGCGAAGCTGCGAGCCAAGGTCGGCAAGGCTTTTCTGCGCCGTATCGACGCGCGCCTGCTGTTCCTGCTGTTGCTTCTGCGTCTGCTGGCCCTGCTCCGCGCGCTGGCTGCGCAATTCGTTCTGGCGCCGGCTGCGTGCCAGCTCCAAGGCATCCTGCTCGCTCAGTTCGAACTTCTGCACGCGGTCGGCAAGATCGGGGTACGCGGCCAAGGCCTCGTTGCCGATGCCAAGATGCCGCGCCATGTCCTTGTAGGTCTTCTCGACCCGCTGGAAGGCCGTCATCTGACGCTCGGGATCACCCGAATTCATGTCGGTGAGCAGCATCAGCATCTCGGCGAACTGCTGCGGGCTGGCGCCCGTCCCTTCCCACACGTCCACAACCTGCTTGTGCTGCGTTTCCAGTTCCTTGTGCTTGGTGTCCAGCTCCGAATACCGCGTTTCAGCCTCTTTGACGCGGTTGGCAAGCGCCTCGAAGCGCTGGCGGGAAGCCTCCTTGAGGCCCGGCGGCGGCTCTAGCTCCGCGTCCTTGGCCTTTTCGGGGTCTTCCTCGGCCTTGTCGTCGGCCTTGGCAGGCTCGCCGCCCTCGGCACCAGCGGCAGGCTGCTCATCGGCGCTATCGTCATCACCAGCGAGAGCGCGACGGACAGCATCCGCCGTGCTGGATGGCTGCGCGGTCCCTTCGCCGTCTTCGGAGGTAGACGCATCGGTATCAACCTCCTGGCCGGTGGTGTCGGTATCGACTTCGGTACTGATGTTGTCGTTTTCCATGATGGTTCCTGTGGTGGGCTCAGGCCGCAAAGGGCGGCAACGGCGGGTTCAGCGCGGCCTCTTGCGGGTCGCTTGGGGGTGTCTGGCCGCCTTGGAGTACAGCGGCAAGGCCAGGGAGGTCGGGGGCGGGTCCGCCACCATGTGGCGGCGTCACGCTCGGGTCGTTCGCCGCATGCATGGCTGGCGTGCCAAGCATCCCGGCGATCAGGTCGGGCGTGATGTGCGGGAACGAGGCCTGCACCAGCGCGGCGCCGGCATCGGGCGGCAGCAATCCACCACGCACGGCGGTCACGATGGCCTGCAAGGCCTGGATCTGCGGCCCCATCAGCGCCTGTTCGGCAGGCGGCCGATCCGGAGGCGGCGGTGGCGGCTGCGGCTCGACCTTCGGCAGGATCGTTTCCACGTCGATCCGGTCATCGAACCGGCGCAGCGTTTCGGCGATCAGGTTCTTGATGGACTCGGCGGCGCCCGTCATGCCCTGCGCCATCGCCTGGCCGTACTTCTCCAGCATCGGCGTCAGCTCGGGAAGCAGTTGCGTCCAGGTCTGCTGGTCCTTCTGCTTGTCCGGCTGGCCCGTGGAGCCGGCGCGGATGTCCACCTGCACGAGGTTGAACACCTGGTCGCGGCTGAGCTTGGGCCACTGGTAGCCCTCGCCCACGATCTGCGCGACCTGCTGCTCAGGCATGGCGAGCAGAAGCACTTCGGCCACGTATTGCGCAATCTCGCCCAGCCACTTTTCCAAGGCCGAGCGCTGGCCCAAGGTCCGGGCACCCATGCCCTGCTGCATGATTTCCGCCTCGGTGGCGGTCTTGGCCTTCATCACCACGCCGCGCATGGCGTCCTGCACGCCATAGATCATGTCGATTTCGGCGCGGATCGGATCGGTGGTGTAGAGCGCCGGATCGATGGGCGGGTTTTGCAGCGTCGTGACGAGATTCCCGACCGGCTGCCCCTGCGCATCGATGCCGATGTTTTCCAGGCGCCTGCGGTTCTGGATGGCCTGCACGTCCTCGACGGACAAGAGCCCCTTGTCGAACAACGTCGCCGGCTTGGCTCCCTCGCGGTGCTCCTTGAAGCCCGAGCGAGTCGCGTTGTACTCCTGCACCAGCAGGTCAGCCATCGCCACGGCGGACAACGGCTCGCGCTCACCCTCGGCCCACGAGAACGCCAGCACGAAGTACGGATACCAGCGCTTGCCCACGAACTGGGGCGCGAACGTCGGCTTGGCGTAGCGGTCCAGGCCGTCGATCAGCGTCCGCACAACCTGGGCGCGGTTGTCCCACACCTCGCGGACGCACACCAGCTCGCCTTTCTTCTCCTTGCCCGCCTTGCCCATGCCCTTGGCATCGTGGGCGACGCTGGACGCATCCTCGTCACGCCCATCGCGGCAGGGATACGTGGTGAGTTTCTGGCACTCATCCTCGGACAGGCCGAATTGCGCGACCGCATCGTCCTTGTCCATCCAGATCCGCTGGCCCAGCCACGGCGAGCGCACGTAGTCGATCAGTTCGGCCACGCTGTGCGGCACGATGAAGTCATCGGCGGGCACGAAATCGAGCACGATACCCATGCTCTTGAGCACTTCTACCTTCGCCTGTAGCGCCGAGAGAGTGTCCTCCAGCGTCTGCTTGTCGGCATCCTCGTCGTCGCAGTAGCCCTCGGCGATGTCCTGCGTCAGCTCGGCCACGCGCTTGAGGTTGTCCTGCACGTCGTTGATCTTGGCGACGATCTGCGGGTCCTGTGCCGTGTCGGTCTGGAAAATGACCTTGACCACGCCATAGCCGCACACCTTGGCGCTACGGATCACTCGCTCGACCATGCTCTTGAGGTCGGCGTCGTATAGCTGGCGGTCGATGACGATACGCAGGGTGCTGGCGAACGGCTGCAACGAGCCATAGCGCGCCGGGTCGATGGACTCTGAAGGCTTGACCTGGACCTCGGGGTCCTGCGCGTACAGCAGCGGCAGCAGCGTTTCCAACGAAGCCTGGTGCAGGTTGACGTGTACGTCGTGGTCGGACTCGCCCTTGGCCGCACGGCGCCACTTGCGCATGCGCTTGAACAGGTCCTTGTGCAGCTCGTCCTCGCGGGTGAGCGTGTCCTGCCACTGGCGGACCTGGGCCTTTTCCTGGTCGGTCGGCTCGGCTTCGACCTTGACGACGGTCACGCCCGTCATCGGCGCGTCAGGACTGAGTGCCATGGGTCATCCACTCGACAGAGAAAGGTTTCACGCCCTGCGGCACCGACTTGTCCACCTTCGGGCGGCTGGTGCGGATCGCGGGGAACTTGGAATGCATGAAGTAGCCCAGCGCGTCCGGGCCGTGGTCGTTTCCAGCGCTCTTGTCGGGCATGCCGTTGGCGTCGTACGCCTGCTGCTCCATGTCCTGCACCAGGCGCGGGCATGTCTTGGGATTGACCTTCCAGCGGCGCTCACCCTTGCCGTTGCACACCATGGCGTTCACGCTCACCACGCGGTCGCGGATGGGCGGGTTGGACGGCGGGGCCAGAACGCGGAATCCCGCGTTGCGCAGCAGCGCCAGGTCCGACGACGAGGCATTGCGCGTATCGCGCGAGCCGCCTGCCGCATCGGGGTAGATGGTGATCTGATCGGCCTTGCGCCCGTCGCGCACGTACTTCTCGCGCAGCGCTTCGATCATGCTCGGGGTGTCCAGAACGCCCGTCAGCTCGTCCAGCGTGTACGGGTCATCGCCACGGATCACGCTGACCTTGGCCGTCATCTGGCCCACGTTGAAGTCCATGCCGATGTGCAGGGCTTCCTTGGGCAGGATCAGCTCGTCGGTGCCGTTGAGCGTGCGGTCGAATAGCGGATAGACGCTACCCGCCGTCAGGTTGACGAACCGGCCTTCGATGTATGCCTCAAGCAGTTGCGGCGGGTACGTGGCGCGCAGCCCTTCGACGTAATCACCCGGCAACGTGGGGTTGCTGTGCGTCGGAGCGGTGATCAGCTCGTATTGCTCACCCCCGCGCTTGACCCAGCGGTCGTGCGTGAAGCGGAAGCCCTCGGGCGTCGTCCCTACCCCTGCCGTGTTCGGCTTTCCGTCCGGCTTATTCTGGCGGCAGCGGGCGATGATCTTGTTCCAGGCATCCTCGGCGTGCTTGGGCTTGAGCGTGTCCAGCTCGTCCACGTCAGCATCGGCAATCTCGAAGCCAACGATGCGCTCGGGGGCCTCCATCGTGCGGAAGATGATCTGCCCGCCCGTTGCCAGCTTCAGCGTGCCTTCGGACTTGTTGAGCTGGTAGCCGATGCCCCACTCGTCCAGCTTGGATTGGAAGCGAGGCCACGCGATCAAGCGGATCAGGTCGTGGGTCGGCGCAAAGAATCCCCGGTCAAGCGTGGGATAGCGCAGCTTTCCAAGCAGGCTGCGATCAACCAGAGCCTCGGTCTTGCCGCTGCCAAAGCCGCCCACAAAGGCCGGGTACTTCGCCTCGGAGAATACGAACCGCTCTTGCGGCTCGGTCAGCGGAAGGTCAAGAGAGACGGCGGACATTGATCGTCATCTCCTTGGGCTGCGGCGGGTTTGGCTCATCCAGTCCGGTGAGCCTCGCCTTGCCCATCGTGGCGGCCACCATGGCGGCGGCCTGCTCTTTCGTCTTGCCGACTGTCCGGGCTTCCTCAAGCTCAAGGATCAGCGATTCAAGCGTCACGCCAGCCCGTTCGCGGACCTCGGCGCGTAGCTCATTAACCCTTGCAGCCACCTTGGAATTCTTGAGGATGCGGCATGCGGCCTGGTGGATCGTTTCCTCTTTCGTGCCTTCCCGAACGTCGTATGCCTGTCGGTAGGCTTCGCTGGCGTTCCCGGTAGCGGCATAGACCACAGCGAACCGTTCCTGCTTGAGGGTCGGTCGCGTGTCTTCCCCTGTGGTCTTCTTCCGTCCTGCCATGTGAGCAGTAGGCGGGTTTTATCGCGCGCTAACAGGGCTATGCCCGCTTCCCCCACACGCTAGCGAACGCCTCGGCAATGCCGCCCTCTTCCTGCGCCCCCTCGTAGCGCGTGGCGTCGCGGTTGTTCAGGTCGCGAACCGCTGTCTCTACCTCTTCCCGCACCTTCCATAGCGGGGTTTCGCACGAGTACGGGCCGATCTGCGTTCTGAGTCGGCCACGCGGAAGCTCTCCGAATGCCGCATACCGCCTGCGGCCCGGGTCGTGGGCAATCCACAGCGGTTGATCGGGGCGCTTGAGGATCATCGTGATCACGTCGCCTACCAGGCAGTTACGGGTTGTGCGTGGCATCGTTGCTTTCCTCGTGCTACTTGCAGATATGCGGCGCCATCGGGTGCCAGTAGCCGTAGCCCTTCAAGCACTGGCCCATGCCTGCGGGCGGGTTAATTGGATCGGGCACGAAATGCCGGCAGCCTTCGCACACGCAGGATCTAGTCACGGGAGCGGGGCTGCCGGAATGCATGGTCAGAGCGTCACGCGCTCGCGTGCATCGACCAGCTTCGCGCGGGCGGTGCGCAGGACGTCGGCAAGATGCTGGATTTCCTCGGCGAGGTCCGATGCCATCGCAGGCCGGGCCTTGGCTTCATCGTTCGCTGGCGCGATGGCGCGAAGCGCTGGTGCGATCGAGTGGATCAGAGAATCGGCGTGGTAGTGCACCTCGCTGATCTCGTCGCGAAGGTTGCGGATCGCCAGCGACACCGGCGACTGCGGTTCGGCCTCGGTTGGCGCGCAAGGGTTACCGGCATAGCCGACTGCTTGCGTTGCGTAGCTCTTGTCCATCGTGTGCTCCGGTGATGCCGGCTCAGCCGGCGGAATGGTTGTTGGTCGGGAAGTGGCGCAGCCTTGGCAGTGGGGGGCGGGCATCAGGCGGCATCCTTGACGGCTTCCGCTGTCGCGGTGATCCGGATGCGCACCTCCCCACCCTTGCGCACCTCGTCCTTCACCCACGGATGCGGCACGAAGCGGCGGTCGTCGACACCAAGCGAGTCCGCGATGCCGTCCAGCCACGGCTTGAGGCTCGACAGGAGGCCGTCAGCATCACGGCGGCGGCGGTCGGTCGGGTATCCGTCGATCCAAACGTGCAGAGGACCTTCGAGGGGCAGCAGCAGATCACGCCAGCCAGCCTCGCGTGCAAGAACGAAACCTGCTTGCCGTGCAGCCTTCGCCGCCTTGGCTCGCTTCGACCAGTGGCCGCGGCTGTTCGGGTGCAGCGCGCGATCGGGCCAAGGGAGGAGCAGTTCGCCGTTCATAGCTTCCCGCCTTCCGGATAGTTTGCGTAATCGCCTGTTCGGCGGTCCTCGCTACCATCCCTTCCAGCAATCACATCAACACATAGGCTCACGCACTCATCGCAGATGTGGATATCGCCGGGCCCTGCAATAACGTGCTTCCGATCATGCTGCGAGGCGCCACAGAAGTCGCAAAATGCTGTGTCGGCTTTGCGCGTGCTCATGCTTCCTCCCCCTTGTAGATCAACACGCCCTTCTCGCGCTGGATGCGCAGGGTGCGGATGAGTGCGCGGGCGATGTACTCGTAGCGGCTCTCGAACTCGCCCAGCCACAGCGGGACGCGACCATCGAGACGGTCGTGGCAGTGTCGGCAGCCGAATACCGCCTCACTGTCATGCGGCTTTAACCCAGTGCCGCCGCCGCTGAACTCGCGCAGGTGACACAGCACCACCGTGCCCCTGTCGTTTTGGCAGCCCTCAAATTGCAGGGCGCAGTCCTGACCTTCGGCAGCCTTCCGTGCCGGCGTCATCTTCGGCTTGCTCGACTTCATACGCTTACCGCTCGGGGTCATGGCGGCGTAGCGCTTGAGGGGTTTGTTGGATTGCAGGGGAGTTGAGCGCTTCATGCGGCCTCCACCATGCAGCCCGCCATCGCCTCGATTCGTGCGGCGTCCAGCCCGCGCCAGTAGGTCGCCGCGATGTGCCGGCACAATCCCGCCATCACTTCCTTGAACTCCCCGTCATCCATGCTCTCGTAGGACAGCGAGCGAGGAACGCGGTAGGCGCAGGGGCCGATGCCGGGGAAGTTGATGGCAATCTCGTCGCAGCCGACGTTCGCCTCGATCTGTAGGCGCTTGAGCACGTCGTGGGATTCCATGCCCGCGAAGGCGTCCAGGTTCTCGGTGCAGAGCACGCCGAGCTGATGAGCAAGCCGATGGAAACCGGGATTGCGCGGCTTCTTCATCTCCACGAACACCAGGTCGCCCGTGTGATATGCA